GTTTTGGGTTTATACTTGATACTTAAAGTAGCCGGGTGTGTTCTGCATGTCCGACTTGTCATCCGTGTATGACAGACAAGAGGTGGTCAGCCTCCAGCCTTTGGGCACTGACCGACACGTTACTGGGCAGCCTGGATTACCTGGGGCTGTGCCAGGAGGATGTGAAGCAGTTACTGCTAGATTACCAAAGGTATCTGGTGGTTTCACAGACCTTCAACACAGGCAAAGACGAATGGTTCGCTGTGCAAAGCGGGCCGCCCGCAAATGGCAGCGGGAAGATAAGGAATGGGAAAATGCCATGTTCAGGGGTGAACTTGATCGTATTGAGGCGGAAGAACAAAGACTTATTGCCGAGGAATCTCATGGTGCCGATCAGGCATCGGTTGGAATGCTCGGCTCTGGTAACTCAAAAGGGGATGGTCCAGCATGCTTTGTGTGCGGGAAGACTCATTTCCCCTACTGCAAACGTGAGAAAACAGAAGAAGGGATCTGTCGCGGTTGTGGAAAGAGACATTATCCGTATTGCAAGAAAAATAGTAAACCCGGCAGTGCAAAGGTGCTCGAAATGGAGCTTATCGATGCCATTGCCAGAGAAGATGGAAAAGGGGATGTTGCGGTCGATGTTGAAAAGCTCGATACAGAAATCGCAGAACTCAAAACACTTCTCTCTGAAGCAAAAGCGGAATTGCAACTTACTGAGAAACGGGGGGACATGTTACCCACAGAGGTGATACAAAACATGCGGTATGTTGTTAGTAGAGGTGATTGGGAGTGGAAAACTCGGGTTGGCTTGATGTTGATAGCTTGTTTTTTGTTCGTCGTTTCTTGGGCTGTTTGGTCTGTGAAATTTTTCCCTGTTCTCTACTATTCGCGGTTGTATAGTGGTGGGGTTCTCATTTCGGAAGGAACCTTTTGGGCACCACTTCCACCAGTATGGGCCTCGTATCCATTGCTGGGAGCTTTGACTGTTGTTTTGATGATAGCACGGTTAGGGCCGTTTCAAAGAAGACCCGAAATTTATTCATACGCTGGACCATATGTACATGACAGCGTTGACAGGCGCGCTGATGTGATGGCTTTGGGTGAGGTCAAGCATAAGGCTCGTTATTGTTGGTTTGAATTTCGTAAAGGCAAGGAAGTGAACAAATTCCTAGTATCATCAGAGCTACTTGCACAACTGCTGGCTCCAACTAATGTCGATGCATCCTACGATAGTAGGATAGTTTGGGAAAGGATGAACCGGTCTGCTAGATCTTTGCATTCCGTGTCGATTGATCGTTGGTTGTCTGTATCACAGCAGCATGTTGTTCCAAATACTGTGCGAGTGGCTTATGCTGCGTACCAGAGCCTGTTTAGGGCTCAGGCTGGTGCTCCTGCTTTGGGGAAGTACCTGCCTTTTCGGTTAGGCCCAGCATCTTGAGGAAAGTTCTATGTTATGGCTACCGTGTTAATGAAGTTGGGCTCTTACTTCAGACAGATTTGAAACACGGATTTGCCATAACTGTGAACAAAGGGTTGTGTGATCCAGTAAAGCGTCCCCCTGTGCAGCGTTCTTTAGGCTGCCATGTGGCGAATGCGGCTATGCCGCACGCTGATCCTGTGGACACACCCACTCTCGTTGCTGGGGTTTCGAAGCGTATTGGTGCGCGCCTTCCGACCCCGTCCATAATAAAGCTGAGAAGGTTGCGGCGCTTTGTGCGTCGCTGGCTTTTGAAAAACCTCAAACCATTGTCTCCTGATTCTGATGTGTCTTTTGAGACTTGGCTTGCCAAAACACATTACCCCGAGTGGAGGAAAAATGAACTCAGGGTCAAGTGGGCAAACATGTTGGATTTGAATGATCACTTAAAAGTGAAGATCCACATGAAAGATGAAGTGTACCCAGAATATAAGCATGCTCGTGGTATTTATGCCAGAGAGGATGAATTTAAGTGTGCTGTAGGCCCTTATTTCAAACTCATCGAGGAAGCTCTCTATCAGAACCCCCACTTCATCAAACACATCCCGGTGGCAGAGCGCGGTAGGTACGTTAAAGAACGTCTGTATCGCCTAGGCGCAAAATATTTTGCCACCGATTATTCCACCTTTGAAGCCTCATTTTTGGCCCAGATTATGGAAGCTGTTGAACTTGAACTTTATAAGTACATGTGTCAATACTTGCCAACTGGTCCTTGGTTCATTGCGTTGGTTATTCGGGTTCTGATGGGGAAAAACATTTGCGAACACAAATTGTTTTGGTTGCAAGTGCTTGCCACACGTATGTCGGGTGAGATGAACACATCCCTCGGCAACGGTTTTACCAATTTGATGATTTTCCTTTTCTTGTGTGAAGAGAACTGTTGCACTGATGTTGAAGGTGTTGTTGAAGGCGATGACGGGTTGTTTACTTGTCATGGCCCTCCCCCAACTTCGGAGCAGTTCGCCGAGTTAGGTTTTGTAATCAAAATGGAAGAACATTTGGAGCTTTCCCATGCTTCTTTTTGTGGTCTTGTATTCGATCTTGATGACGAAGTGGTTGTCACTGACCCAATTGAAACGCTTGTTCAATTTGGTTGGGTCACGCGGCAATATTCGCATTGTGGGCAGAAAACCTTGATGAAGTTATTGAGGTGTAAAGCCCTTTCGCTCGCACACCAGTATCCTGGGTGTCCTATTATCAGTGCATTGGCGATGTACGGTATGAAGGTTTCGAGGTCCTATTGCGTGCGGGACTTTGTAAAGCGTGCGAAAATGTGCATGTGGGATAGAGAACAGCTGATTGCAGCCGTCAGAGATGAACGCTCTCTGATAGATAAAGTGTGTGTGCCTAAGATTGGCACTCGCTTGTTAGTGGAGAGCAAGTACGGTGTTACCGTTGAACACCAGATTCTCATTGAGAAGTACTTGGGCTCATTGTCGTCACTGGTGGAGTTGAATTGTCCTTATATTGAACTCTATGTAAAACCAGTCTGGAATCATTATTTCAGAAATTATGCCGTGGTTAATGGCCCTGTCGCTCTCTCGTGGCGAGGACGTCCAACACAGCAGGAATGTGACCTTTATCCACTTTTTCCTGTTTCTTACATTCCCTCTTAACGCACCAGAGTATACTGGTTGAACAAACATCATGACTTGGCTG